AGACCATGAGCGACACAACACTTTTCGACATCCTCCGGGCATTCCAGATGCGCGACACCAGCGACGACGCAGAGATACGCGCGCTCACCGACCGGGACATAACGCGGGCGATAGAGCGCCACCACGCCCGCCAAACCCAACGCAGACCAAGACACAAACCAGCACCCGCATACCGAGACCCTACCGGAGAGGCAGCATGCGCACGCACAAACTCAAAATCCAGGAAATCCCGCTCAAAAACATTGCGCTTTTAGCGGGCAACCCGCGACGCGGCAACATCGACGCCGTAGCCGAATCAATGGAGGCCAACGGCGTTTACCAGCCGGTCATCATCAACCGGGGCACGCACACCGGCCGTGAGATGGAGGTTATCGCCGGTAACCACCGGGTGCAAGCCGCGCAGAAGCTCGGGCTAGAATCCATCCCCGCTATCGTCCTAGACATCACCGATAGCGAGGCTAAACGCATCGCCCTAGCCGATAACCGCACAAGCGACCTCGCAGAATACGACGCGCAGGCGCTCCTTGACATGCTAGACGACCTGGACGACCTCGTAGGCACCGGGTATGACCTGGATGATTTGGACGAGCTACGGGCCGATCTAGAGGAAATCGCCGAAGAGATAGAGCCGGAGAAGGAAGAGGGCGGCAGCCTTGAAGAACAGTTCGGCACCCCCCCTTCACCACACTATCGGCGCGCAGCGGGGCATGGCAGGCCCGTAAAAAGGCGTGGGCAGCCAGCGGCATAGAATCCGTCGCAGGCCGCTCAGAGGGCCTTCTAAGCGACGCCCCGCACTACCGGTACACAAACTTCATGGAGGTAAAAAACCTCGCAGAGAAGGCCACCGGTAAGAAAATCACCACACAGGAAATCCTAGATAGCGAGTTCGCCGAAAAACTAAACGAGGTAGACGGCGGCACATCAACATTTGACGCCGCACTATGCGAAATCCTCTACCGCTGGTTCTCCCGCGAAGGCGACGAAATCACCGACCCCTGGGCCGGTGGATCAGTACGCGGCATCGTCGCCTCAGCAATGGGCCGCCACTACACGGGGCATGAGCTGCGGCAGGAGCAGGTAGACGAGAACCGCGCCCAGGTGGAAGAGTCACGCGGCAACTATGACGGGTGGGCGGGCGACCCCACCTATGTTTTGGGTGACTCACGGAAGACGCTAGCAGCCCGCGCGGCCGGTTCGGCCGACATGGTGATAGGGTGCCCACCCTACTACGACCTAGAAGTGTACAGCGATCTAGCGGACGACCTTTCTACCATGTCACCCGCAGAGTTTGACGCCTCAATGGTGAAAACCATGCGTGAGGTCGCCCGAGTTCTCCGGCAAGACCGGTTCGCCGTTTTCATCGTCGGTAACGTCCGCAACAAGCAAGGTGAGCTGCTATCAATGCACCGGTGCATGCTGAACGCTGCAGAGGCCGCCGGGCTAACCTACACGCAGGACGCGATACTGCTAACGGCGGTTGGTGCGGCCGCGCTCCGCTCACCCCGACAATTCAAACAGACCCGGGTGCTAGCCCGCACGCACCAGGAAATCCTTGTTTTCGTGAAGGGTGACCGGAAAAAAGCCGCTAAGCGCCTCGGCGACGTAGACGTATCTATAGATCTACAGGAGGCAGTGGCAGAGATGGAGAGGGAGAATGACGCAGCAGGAGAAGCCGCCGCGTAGGCGCTGCAAAGCCCGTAACCGGCGCGGGGGCCAATGCAAACGCTACCCCATCCCCGGCGGCACC